AAGGACTATCTCTGGGATGGTATATGGAATACATCTATCCTTATGATGACCCATATAATATCACCATTTCCCCTGAGCGTAAGTTGAGAATTGACCAAAGACCACCAGTAATTTATGTTTCAGAAGAAGCATATGATGCTCTGGTAGAAGCAATCAACAAACCACCAGAATATAACGAAAAGATTGCAAGAGTATTGCAACGTAAGGCACCTTGGGATGAATAAATACTTTCAAAAAGCCATGATTACTTTCAAACAGTTTTTAGAAGAAGCAAAAGAAAAGAAAGTACAAAAAATTCAAACTAAAACTGGTAAATTATCAAAAAAAGAAGTAAATACCGTTCTTGATAGTCAAGGTGGTATAGGTGCCAAAGCAGTACAAAAATATATTGATAAAAATCCAAATCGTGGACCCAGACAATACAAACTTGGTGATAAAATGTGAATGAGAAATCTAAAATCTTCTATAATATTTGGAAGTGTGCCTACCAGAGAAGAAGAACATATAAGGGCACAGATAGAGAACACAGAGAGCACGAAACTGTGCGTATGTGTCTTGATATGAAAGACGTAAAGTTCTATAAGTTTGATACTGAACAACCTAAACATAACGGAGTTTACTAATGTATTTTTTGGAAAAAGAGGAAGATGACAATATAACAATTGAGTCATGTTGAAGTCCTTGATAAAAAGAAACAAAAGGGGTTTAGATAATGTTTTCTATTTTTGATCTATTACATGATGAAAAAAGATATGGTTGGGTCGTAGACAAACGCTACGATTGGATCAACATGCTGATCCAAATGGAAGAAAAAAATCCACTCAGATTTAAAGAATTTAAGTATTCTAAACAAACAATTTATCACTACCTAGATAGAGTGCAACAAGAGCAAAACATTTACGACTGATGAGCGAAGTAACTTTTAAGAAACATAGAGTATTCCGCGAAACAGAAGCAGTTGTATTTTATGATATTTCAGTAGAAGATTCTAACGCACAGGACCTTGTATGTCATACTGGACCTGCAATCTCTCCGCCAGATGATATTGTGGGTGCAAAACAATTTTATATTCACTATCATCAAATTGATCACAATCGTGTTCTATCGGGACTTCGTACATTTGAACTTGTAAATCCTGAGTGGAGATATCCTTATCACATTGTTCATCTCAATCGCTCATCAGGAGCTCTTGTTATTCCAAAAATGACCTTCCATCGTTCATACTCAGGAGCAGAAGGTTCGATTGTGATCAATCAAGCAATTCGTGATGCTGAGTTTGATCCTGAAACTGAGTTTGTTCCAATATCTGCTGCTAAGAATAAAGATCTCTATCACATCTTGGCACATGAAAAACCTGTAATTCATACTCTTGGAGAATAAAATGTTTAGTACACCAGTTAAGGGAACATTTACTAAAAAAACCACTCTTAACTGGTGGGAGTATTGGATTGGTCATTGCTGGATGACAGGATGGCAATCTATTCGTTGTAATTTCCGTATGTGGGCAGATCTTATAGGTGGAAATTATGATGGATATACACTACTTGAAGATGATGATCCATATGAGCAATGTTATGAATGGTTCTGGACAAGTATCAATCTTGATGAAGTTTATCCCAAGGAGTTTCTTGAATATTTGATGCAAATGGCAGATGATATTGAGACTGGTAAAGTTAAAACATACTCTATTGATGAAATTAAATCTATTATGCTAGACAGTTAGAAAACTGTCCACTTTACTCTCAATCCACACTAAATTGGTCTATAATATCCACATACGAAACAATCCAATGTCCATCAAAGAAAAGAAAGAGGGGGGTAACTGATTTTGGGTATGTTTGATTATGTACGTTCTTCATATAATCTTGGAGAACATTTCACAAATGTAGAATGCCAAACCAAAGATATTGAAGATTGTATTGGTGGAACTCTGAGCAATTATTGGATCGATCCTGCTGGATATTTGTGGTCTGGCGATTATAAAGGAACATCTACATTTGAGATCATTGAAAAGGATGATCCACGATACGATCATGATAGATTGTTCCTAAACTATGAATGGATATCTACTGGAAAGCATGGTAAGTATCAAGTTCATGCCATTACCAAATATGTAGAAATATATCCAGCACAGTGGAGTGGGCAGTGGGAAGATTGGCCCCGTTGCAGAATCCACTTCAAGCATGGTAGAGTGGTTGAGTATGAAGATGTCACTGGCCGATGATTTCAACTGAGTTATTTCCATATGAAAAGTTTGGATTTCGACTAGAATTTGGTGAAAAGAAAAACTCTACAATCTGTTGGTTCGAGTGTGAAGAGCACTTGCAAAAATACCTAGAAAGGTATAAACTGGATAGTAAGACCTTAAAAATTGATTATCGTGATGGAAAACCCCCTGAGCCCAGTAAAAAACACAAGGGAAGTGTGGAACAAAAACCTAAACCAAAAGGTAAAGGAAGTTCTGGTACAAGTAAAAGACGAAAATCCAGCGTGGATTCCACTAGAAACACTACTCGCTCTACAAAGTCTAAAAAATGATAGAAGTCACTGAAAATGAAGACAAATCATTTACCATCACCTGGGATGAAACTTCTCCTACGGAAAGTATTCTCAACACCTGGACAGAAGATGACTTTATCAAAGTCATTATGGAGCATATTCAAAATTTGGTAGAAAAAGATGACATCTCAAATTGATCTAATCTTCGCTCTACAACAAGTAGAAAATATCTCAAATCTTGTAAGGGAAAACAAATACGAACAGTTTTTTGTATCACATTTATTTCCTATCAAGTTTGAACTAGAACGACAAATTAATTTACTTAATCATGGAAAAGAAGTTGTATGACGAATGCTTCTATGTGGAGCAAAAGAAATATGGTTTGTGGAATTCTACAAACCTGGAAGGTAAAGGTCTGATCACATCACTGATAGAAGAAGAGTGTGTCAGGGCTACAAGATTTTATCTCAAAGGATTACAAGAAGGATTTGACAAAGAAGATGGAAAGGTTTACGATGGAACTGTTAGAGGAAAACTATGACCGAACGTAATTTTGTAGATAAGAATGGTAACTCTTGGATTTGGGAAGAAACACCCGAAACCATTGAAGCACTGAAACAACTTCATGATACTGTAAAAGAAGTAAACGAAAAGAAGTTTGCTGGAAATTATCCTGGACCTCTTTATGCACCACATCCAAATTTGAAAAAATGATTTTTAGAATCTTTTCGTGGTTTTTTTCTCCCAGTCAAAAACCAATTGTAGAAACAAATGATATCTACACAAAATTAGTAGAACTTGAAGAAAAGTATAAATCTCTCCTTTTGGACATTAAACATCTAGAAGAAGAGAATGTAGAAACTTCTAACTGTTTGTACGAGTTAATGAATTCGATTGATGCAGTGGATGCTCGTATAGATATTCTTACTCTTGAAAATTGGATTAAGAAAGATGTATGAACTAGATGACTTTGAGAAAGCACTTGCACATTTTGGCACAAGAGTTGATGTAATTATTGCAATGGAAATGGGAGGCAAATTAGATGCTGAGGTTGCCTACAAAAATATTAAAATGGAACTCAAAGAACTCAAACGACTCCGAAAGTCCATCAAGAAAGATAAGGATCTGTGATGAATGTGGTGTTGAAAAACCACTTGACACCGATCACTATGAAGTTGTAAAATACTTCCGAGATGGTTTCTCCTATTACTGTCACGACTGTTCTAAACCTAAACCAAGAAATGACTGACTTTGATTACAAAAAGTATTCTCTTGAAAACTTAGAGAATTGGATGCACGATGCGATGTCATCTTCTGAGGCAACGCCACAGGAAATCTATGATGTTATTGTGAATGTAGTAAAAGATAATTACTACACATATAAAGAACAAACATCTCGTGCATATGAACTTCTTGCATTACTGAATGGTAATGGTATTGGTCATATTAAAGAGTATGATGATTGTGTAGATAAAGTCCTGAGTTGTGACAGGAATGATCCATCACCTGAATGTCAAGGTGCTTGGAATGATTTCTGGGAGTCTAATCAATATACTGAGGAAGAAATAAATCAAATGTGCGATAAAGCTGCATCTGATAGGGTTGTAAAGTGGCAACTTCCCGTTGAAGTTGATGGTTTGACTGGTGATTGTTATGTTAATTTTCCTGACGATCTTCTAGAAGTAGCAAATCTAAAAGAGGGTGATCAAGTAGAATGGGTTGATAACCATAATGGAACCTACACCCTAAAAAAGTATAATGTACTCGATTAAACTTCTAGCCCCTGCTGCTTTAATGTTGTGTGCTGAGAGTGCATTATCCAATCGTGGATATTGTTCTCTTGACCGACCTAAACCATCTGTGGTAAGATACTATGAACCTGGAAAGTCTTGTTATGTGAATGGGACTTTTTATACAAAATGTGAGGATAGATTAAATGGCGCTGTCACAGCAAACCCTTGAACATATTTTAGAAGCAGAGTCTCATCTTCGTGCTGCTATTCGTATTGCATCAACATCAGAAAAACCATTGGTAGTGAAACAACTTTCGCAACTTCTTCTTGATATGGAGAATTGTAAGAAAATTGAAGAGTTGATGGATATGTTGGAAGAAAGAAAACCAGGAAGTCGTGGATCTTTTGGTTCCTTTTTTGATAAAGATTAAGAACTGTAACACAATCCCGAAGAGAATGTTAAATGTCTAGATAATTTATAAGGATATGCTAACATAGCAGAGTACGCGGGAGCAAAATTATGACACTTTCATCTGGAAAACACGAAAAACTCACAGATGATGAATGGAATGAGATGAATGCACTCAGAAAAGTAATCAATCAAAGACCACAGGCACTTGTGCCAGAGAAAATGGAAGAGTTTACAGAGTATCTTGTGCGTAGTTTGAAAGAAATGGGCAATTAAAAAAGTGTCATAAGGGTGCTTGTCCAGCACCCTTTTTTCATATATAATGCTTTAAGAATAAACAAACCAATGAACTTCAAAGCAGTTTTACTTGCCAGTTTGATCGCAGCACCTATTCCTGCTTTCGCACAACAAACAAACATCTATTCAGTCTGTACAAATTATCAGGAAAACTATGCTCCTGGTTACTATGACCAGTATGGTAATTATGTGCAAGGAAATGTAAATACTCAACGATATAATGTTCCTTGTGGTACTGGAACATACTATCGTCCGAATGGTGGTGCAGTTTATCAATCACCAGTTGCTGCTCCCGTAGCACAACCTGGATACGGTAGGGGTCACTGTTCTCCTGCAAGAACGACACTTGGTGGTCTTCTTGGTGGTGGAATTGCTGCATCAGTTTCCAAGAAAAATGCTTGGAGTTGGTCTATTCCTCTGGGAGCAGTTCTTGGCGCAGGTGCAGCAAATGCAACGTGCTATTAAAATAGCTCACCTCCAAAGTGGATCAGTAGTGTAAGCACAACTTTCAAATGGCAACCCGAGCACGAATCGGTCTTGAACTCTCTGATGGCAGTGTTCTCTCTGTCTATCACCACTGGGATGGTTATCCCGAATGGTTGGGTCGTATCCTGAAAACTCATTACAACAGCAAAGAACTTGCCACTGAACTGATTGATGGTGGTGATATGTCTTGTGCTTGGACTGATGAAGTATTCGGTTCTAGTCAGAAAACTCAATATGGTGCAAATTATTATTCCTATCGCGGTGAAGATTGTCCTCCTCGTCTTGACTCTGACCTTGCAGAGTATCTTCTTCCTGATAACAACGAAGAGTATGCCTATGTCTTCCGTAATGGTGAATGGGTGTGCTACAATATGAACTGCTACGAACAAAAACTTCCTGAAATCGTTGAGATCCCCTCTGCTGCTCTTGCTGTTTGACCTATGAAAACTTCTACTGCTCTTGGTGTTGGCTTCGGCATCTTTGTGATTGCCGTTGCCACTGTATTCTTACAAGCATGGGTGCTTGGTATTATTCTGTCTTGGTTTAATGTGACCTTGACATTCTGGCAGAACTTGCTTATTATTCTTCTTGCTAACTCTTTCCGAACTAATGTATCTTCTAAGTGAATATGAAACAACAAAACGGATTTATTGACCCTGGTGTTGCTATTGTCAGTGCCATTGTGATTATCGGTGCTGTCACTCTTATTGTGGGTGGACCTGTCTACAATGTGTGGCAACAAGGTCTAGCTGGTCGTGCTGAACTGCAGAAAGCAGAATATACTCGCCAGGTAGCAGTTCTTGAAGCACAAGCAAAGAAAGATTCAGCACAACAACTTGCTGATGCTGAAGTGATTCGTGCTACTGGCGTTGCAAAAGCAAACCAAATCATTGGTAATTCGCTGAAGGACAATCGTGAGTATCTTCAGTATCTGTATATCACTGGTCTGGAAGATGGTAGCAAGAATGGTAATGTAACCATCTATGTTCCGACCGAAGGTGGTATGCCAGTCCCTACACTTCAGATGAACAAATGAACCGCAAGTACGTCTTTGCTGGATTGATTGGTTTTGCAGTCATTCTTGGTTGGAATACTTTTCTAATCCAGCGTGATGAACGAATGTTTGATGCTTACTATCGCCAACAAGCGGTAGATAGACTTAAGTATCCTCCAAGTGCTAGAATTGATTACAATCCTAAAGAGGAGTATTGTGCTTCTCTTAAGGTTTGGCATCCTGATTGTAAAGTAGAGTGATAGAGTTTTTTATCATCTCTGCTGGATTTGGATGGTGCTTTATTGTTTTATTTTCCAAACACTTTGATTACTTAGACGAGGACAAAAATGACTTCCAAAAAAATTCGAGAACTGATCAAAAAAGCAGAAATGAACAAAGGAGCAGAAGAGTTCTGGAAAGAGATTGAACGCGAAGCATCTAAACTTGAAGTCACAGTTGACTATTATCTTGCGGAGTTTTACTGATGGAATTTCTACTTGGATTTGCGCTTGGAGTTCTTGGAACTATTGGATTCTCTTTTCTTGCAGCCTCATCATACTCAGATGATGTGATTGACAAAGAGTATCATCAGGACTAAAATTAGGAGGTAATTTACAGAGTAAAATGGCACAAAAGTTTCTTTATCTGGTTGATCATTATGTTCCCTTTCCATCTAGTGAATATGGCGGACTTTGGAATGTAATTGCGGAGAGTGATGATGAATGTTTTGATTTAATCGCCGCAGAAGATGATGGTAACTTCTATGAACCACATTACACTACTCTTCGTGAAAATATTGTAAATGCGAGAACATATGCTCTTGCAGAAGATGTAGAATCAGTTGTTGTAGAATCTTTTACTACTTGATATGACTCATCACGTTGCTCACACTAATAAAATGGTTTTTGATCTGAAACAACAGTATCAAAATCGTATCAGCGAATTGCAGGATAAAATTACTGAGCAACAAAAAGAAATCTTGCAATTACAGGAACAAATCAAACTACTTACGCAAGAGGAGTTTTATGATTGCTGAGTTTCCACATAAACCACCCAAAGGATATAGTTATGAGTTTGAAGAGTTCAAACGTGGTGTCGTTTCTATTTGGTTGCGTTGCCATCGTAAGTTTGATTACAATAACGGGGCTACAACAAAAACAATCTGGGGATTCTACAAATTCAAAACCAGAGAATACTTCGCCCCAATCAATAGTAAGACAATCGGTGCTTGTGTAAATATCAATGAAACGCGGAATTACACCGCAATGCCAATCAAACAATCTCCACTAGATGCGTTTTTTGTATGAACTACGAACCACAAGTCAATGATTTTGTTTCATGGAACGATGGAAAAGGTGTTGAAGGTTGGGTTTATTTTAAGTGTGAAGAATACGTTACGATTGAGCGTAGTGTTCGCCCAAAAGATGAACTCAATTATCTTGCCTGTTCCATTCATGCAAATGAAAGATTGCTTGTGATCTGCTACAAAGAACAATGGAAACAATTGGAATACATCAAGTCGCGTACCTCAATTTATGAAGAAGAGAAAAACCTTTTGGCGATTGCTAGCTAAATCGCTAGGTGAAAAGGCAAGTAAATGTGATAAAGAGGCGGATAAGGTAGCACTTATTCGCCTTTTGATGTTTCTATCTATTTTTATCACCAACGGATTTATTATTTTCAATGCCATTCGGACTCATATTGTTCCAAGGGATTATGTTCAAAAAGTAGAATGTGTAAATGTAAAATGAAATATCAAGTTTATTGTCAAGGATTTGAAGGGCAATTTTCAGTGAGTTGTGATGCACCAAATCCAACAGAAGCAAAAGAGATTGTAAGAAAAAAGCATCCAACTGCAAAAATACTTCAAGTCACGATGGATATAGATTTAAAGAAAAATCTTTGACCCAATTAAAATAGCTCACCTCCAAAGTGGATCAGTAGTGTAAGCACAAACAAATTATGGACTGCTTCGACGATCTACAAATTGAAGAGTTTTCCTCATTTGATTTTATTGATGAAATGAATGAGGGTCTTTTTGAAGAGGAAGACAATGAAAAGTCTTTCAACCAATTTCTTAACTCTAACACTGACTTCTGATTAAATGACTGAATCTATCCCCAACGTTCTTCATCACATCAACGAACTTAAAGATGCCTGGCGGCGACAAGATTTTGTTTTCAACAAACAACAGCAAGAAGAATATGATTTGCTGATTGCCACCCGCCGCGAACGTGTTAAACAATTCTATGCTGAGAGACGAGTATTCAAAGGTTCCTATAAAGCAAAGGAAGAGGAGTTCTAAATACTAAAAAGAGTGTTTAGATACTAAGATGAAGACGTTTCGGGAGTTTATTTCTCTTTGTGAAGCATATGACAAAGAGGTTATGTCTGGATCACAAATCCGCCAGACTGGTGCTGGTGGAAGAATCCGTCCAAAAAGAAAAAAATCAACTCCTGAAATACGTCGCATGAAGGCAGTTGGCGGTGGCAAAATGGAGCCTGTCATATATAAACCACGCAAAGATATTGGAATTGACCGCAAAACAGAAACAAGAGTTCAACAACCAACACAAGAACGTGGATCTGCTGATGTGAGAGCAAGAGCAGCAGCGGCAGCAAAAGAAGAAAGAAGAAGAGCAGCACAAGCAAGAATTGCTGCAAAGAAGAAAGGTGAAACTGTATCGGCAGCAAAACCATCTGCAAAAGAAGCAGAAAAAGCAGGAACAAAACTTCTCTCAACTAAGAAACCTGAGGCAAAACCAGCAGCAGAAAAGAAACCAAGACCTGCACCCTCAGGTAAAACAAGAGCAGAAAGAGATAAAGAAAGAAATGCTGCATTGAGAGCAAAGTATAATGCAGAGAAAGAAAAGGCACTTGCTGGATATAAAGAAGTTCATGGATCTCTCCCAAAAGGAAAAGAAAGAACTAAACTACTTGCAGCAGTTCAGAGAGCACATGCACCTCATCCTTCTGGCACATTAAAATAGCTCACCTCCAAAGTGGGTCAGTAGTATGGGCACCAGACCCCTCTAAAATCGCCTACAACATCATGGAAACTGTGAATGTAAGACTTGACACGCTAAAAAGGGTAATTCGTGACCTAGAGAACGCAGTGCAGGTCTGTCACGAAGTTGATAACACTCAAGGCGAGGATCCAGTCAAAACTTATCCTTATGCGGCAGGGTATTCGCGTTCTGCGATGACCTATGCTATAATGGACCTTAACAACCTCCTGAACAAGTGATCACGCTTCGTCCTCATCAACAACGTGCTGTTGCTGCTATGCAGAAGCACACCAAAGGTCAGGTGATTGTCCCTACTGGTGGTGGCAAAACACTGAAAATGATCTATGACACAATGCGTCTGTTTCAATCAGAAACTCCACAGACTGTTGTAGTTGTTGCTCCTCGCATCTTGCTTGCTGAACAACTCTCTTCTGAGTTCTTGGAGCATATCACCAACGCTGTTGTGTTTCACATTCACAGTGGAGAAACTCATCACGAATCTTCGACTCGCATCAAAGAGATTCGTAACTGGGTTGAGAGTCATCAATTTGATCACAAGTTGATCTTCACCACCTACAACTCTTTGCAGCGTCTTGTTGATGCTGAGGTTGATGTGGATACGATCTACTTTGATGAGGCACATAACAGCGTCAAGCGTAACTTTTTCCCCCCTACTGAGCACTTCTCTGCAAACGCAGATCGTTGCTACTTCTTTACTGCAACTCCCAAACATTCTGTTGCCATTGGCAAACCTGGCATGAATCTTCCTGAGGTTTATGGTCAGGTTATCTGCCAAGTTCCAGCTCCTGAGTTAGTTGAAGGTGGATACATTCTTCCCCCCAAAGTTGTAGTCAAGCAACTGCCTATGGTTCAGGATCGCCAGGTGATTTACCAGCGCGATGCTGACAACCTGCTGGAAACGATTGATGACCAGAACATCAGCAAGATTCTTGTTTGTGCTCGCACTACCAAGCAGATTGTTGGTCTGGTGTCAGAATCTGATTTCTGCACTGAGTTGCTCTCTCGCGGTTATTCTTGGATGATGATTACTGCTAAGACTGGTGCAGTTATTGATGGCAAGAAGGTGGATCGTGAGAAGTTCTTTGACACTCTCAATGCCTGGGGTAAGGATAGCAGCAAGCGATTTGTTGTGATTCACCACAGCATCCTATCTGAGGGCATCAATGTGTCTGGATTGGAAGCAGTCCTGTTTATGCGGAATATGGACTACATTGGCATCAGTCAGACTATCGGACGTGTGATCCGTTTGGGTGACGAATCCAAGAAGTTTGGTCTGGTTTGTGTGCCAGTCTATGATAAAGTTGGTATCAGCACTTCTCGCTCTGTTCAGGCAGTTGTTGATACAATCTTTGAGAAGGGCGAACCTGCTATCTCTGTGGTTCGCAGGTGAGTCTCACTGAGATCCCTGTCCCCATCAGGGTGCAAACCCTGATTTTTCTTCAATTCTACTGCAAGGGTGTCATAGGGCATCCACTGCAACCAAAACACCGATTTTTTTGAAAGCGCAACCCAGGGCTTGACATCCCTACCCAAAGTTGTTAGACTAACTCTGTTCACTTTACCCCGCAAGTTAGGCGGAAACACTATGAACTCTATTTTGACACAAACTCTTGAAGGTCGCATTGCATATGGAGACCTCAAAAATGCCTCTGAAAATGATTTCCTTTACGTCTTCAAAGGTGGCATTGGTGTAATTCACGAATGTCGCCAGTTTATTGAATATGAAGACATTTTCTGGGGAGAAACAGAAGACAATCCTGCTCGCAAAAAAGGATCTTCTAAGGCAAACATTAAAGGACTGGCTACATCTAGGGCTCTTGGAATTGATGTAACGTGTCCTCTTCCTGCCGTAAGTTCTTGCGTCATTACTGATACAAGTGGCAAGATCTACAAGTATAGGGCAGAGAACGGAATCACCCGATACAAGGCAGACAAACTGAATGGGCATTTTGAAGGCGCATGGTTTGATGTTGTTCGATTTGTAGAAACTAATGGTCGCACAGCAGACTATAACCGAGAGGTGTGGTTGCAACTTGAAAATGATGGACTTCCCCAAGAATCTCACACTGTTGATGATCTTGTGGTTAGTTGCTGCACACTGATTCAGAAAGATGATCTCCCTAGGGAAGAAAGTGCAATTCGGGATTTTGTCTACGAATCTGCACCTAACATGGCAACCCAAGATAAGAATGAGGTTGTTCGCATTGTCCTCAAAGAGGAGGATGTTCCTACCAAAACTATTTCTTGGCGAGACAATGAGTGTAAAGAATGGTTGGATGAAAAGTGTCTGGATGATCTTGAAGTAGATTATTGCTTCCCATTCCGTTACTTCCAAGATCGCATTTATTCGGTCTTTAAGCAGTATCACGAAACTCAAAAAGTTCAAAAACTTGTTCAACACTTTGAGAACAACAGTGACTCTGATGAGGTTATTATTGCTGCCCGCGAAGCACAGAAAAAGAAGTGGGAAGAACTGCGACAAATC